TTAAATGATTTCAACTGATGTTCAAAAATTAGCGGCGGGAAGTGTTATTGATTTATTTGAAATTGATGCAACTAACATTGATGGGTCTGTATTCCGCTGGGTTAATGATGCAAACAAGCTAAACGCGGATATTGTATGGCAGGGTAATACCTATTCACGTTTTCCCATTGAAGCTAATGGATTTGCTAAAAGTGGCAGAGGCACACAACCAAGGCCAACTCTAAAGGCTTCTAATGCAGGCGGTATAGTCGGTGCGTTAGTTCGTGATAATGAGGATCTAGTGGGTGCTAAATTTACTCGACGTAGAACCTTTGTAAAATATTTAGACGCTGTTAATTTTAGTGGCGGCAATGCTTCAGCAGACCCCAATGTTTATTTTGCTGATGAGATTTACTACGTAGATCGCAAAGCCTCCGAGAATGGTATTTTTATTGAATTCGAATTAGCTTCTGCAATGGATCTAACCAATGTTAAATTACCCAAGCGTCAAGTAACCGAGAACGTTTGTGCGTGGCAATACCGAAGCGCTGAATGTAGTTATGCGGGTGGCCCTGTCGCCACCATCATGGACGTAATTACAACGGACGCGGCACAGGACGCATGCGGCCATCGTGTAAGCTCGTGCAAGCTAAGGTTTGGTGATAATGCAACCTTGCCATATGGCGGATTTTCTGGCAGCTCGAACTGATGACTATTCAAGCGGAAATATTTGAACACGCTAAAGAATGTTACCCTAAAGAATGCTGCGGCTTAATTGTCATTGTCAAAGGCAAAAAAAGGTACGTGCGATGCAGAAATATAGCTACGGGTCTACAATTCGCAATACATCCAGAAGATTACGCAGACGCAGAAGACTCAGGCGCAATCGATACGGTTGTGCACAGTCACCCTAATTTATCACCTATGCCAAGCCCTGCGGATCTAATCGGGTGTGAGCAGTCGGGTCTTAAGTGGCTTATAATGTCATATCCAAGCGCAAACGTGTATGAGTTTGAACCTACTGGCTATGTATTGCCTTTATACGGTCGATCATTTATACATGGCTCCGTTGATTGCTTTACGTTTATTCGTGATTATTACAAGCAAGAATTAAATATTGATATGCCTGATTATTATCGTGCCAATAACTGGTGGTTAAGTGGTGAAAATCATTATATCGACCGAGCTAAAGACGCTGGGTTTTATCCTGTTGATGATTTGCAGGTCAATGATGTTATTATTATGCAAGTAGGCAGCCAAGTACCTAATCATGGCGCGGTTTATGTTGGCGACAATAAAATTGCACATCATCAAGTCGGTAGATTATCATCACTTGATATCTATGGCGATGGTTGGTACAAGAAAATTACAGCGGGAATACTGAGGCACACATCATCAAAACAATAATGCTCTACGGCAAGCTAGGCGCAACCTACGGCAAGGTTCATTTGTACGATGTAGTTTCACCTGCCCAAGCGATAAAGGCTCTCAGCGTAACGATAAAGGGCTTTAAACAGTCTTTAATTGATGGTGGCTATTATCGAATCATTGTAGGCGGCAAAGACGAGCTAGACATTAACGAAGTAGCCAACCCTATGTCAGACCGCGAGACTATCCGCATTGTGCCTGTTGTTGCAGGTGCCGAGGGTTTAGGCAAGATTGTATTAGGTGCTGCATTGATTCTTGCGGCTGGGCCGTTAGCGGCAGGCTTTGGCGCAACAGGTACAGCGGCAGGGGTTGCGGGGGCGACTACGGGCGCGGCTGGTTTCGCAGGTATTACGGTTAGCACATTTACAGGGCTAGGAATATCGTTAGTATTAGGCGGCGTCTCACAGATGCTATTTTCACCTCAAGCGGCACCAGCATCAGCGGAACGACCAGAAAACAAACCCTCATTTATATTTAACGGGGCAGTAAACACTACCCGACAAGGCAACCCTGTACCGCTTTGCTATGGTCGTATGATTGTAGGCTCACAAGTAATATCAGCGGGACTGCGAGCGACGCAATTATGAAAATGATTAAAGGTTCAGGCGGTGGCAAAGGTGGCGGCGGTAGTGCTAGAGTAGCCAGCGAAGCACCCGACAATCTTCAATCAAAGCAATACGCTAGATTTATTGATCTTGTCTCAGAAGGTGAGATAGTTGGATTAGTTGATGGTTTAAAGTCAATTTATTTTGATAATACACCATTACAAAACTCTGATGGATCTTTAAACGTCGAGGGCGTTACTTTTGACACCCGCCAGGGTACGCAAGGGCAGACGCAAATGGCGGCTTTTACAGGTGTTGAATCTGAGCAGTCCGTAGGTGTTGAGATTAAAAAAGACACAGCTATTGTGCGGTCTGTCGCTAGTAGTGATGTTGATGCGGTGCGCGTTACTGTATCTGTTCCAAGATTAACCAGTCAAAATACAAGTAATGGCGATGTAAGCGGCACAAGTGTCAAGCTGGCCATTGATATACAAGACGATGGCGGCGGCTATGTTACGCAAAAATTATCAAACAACAATATAGATTTAAGTAACGATGGTGCTGGTGTTGCGTCTAGTGTTGATAGAGATATTTTAGATGCTCAATTATCTATTAGCTGGCTGGGCGAGGGCGTTGGATTTCAGACGCTAGGCTATAGAGTGGACTATCGAGCAGTAGGTGATACAACGTGGAATGCTTTATCCAGCGGATCATTTAGCGGGGCAGGTAAAAATACGCCTGACATTCAGGATTATAGCGGAGATTCCGGGGGCAGATAATGGGTCTTATACCACCAACAGGCAATAAGTCAGCATCCTTTAATACGTCAACTGAAGACGCATATGAATTTAGGGTTGTTAAAACTAGCGGCACTGGTACAGTTGAAATATCTGGCTCTGCAACAACCTATGATGATTTTGATATTATAACTGGCAAAACATCAAGCAGGTATCAAAGATCTTATAATGTAGATTTGCCCGGCGCTGGCCCTTGGGATATTCGTTTAAGACGATTGACCGACGATAGCACAAGCCAAGCTTTGCAAAACAAAACATTTTGGGATAGCTTCACAGAATTTACAGATGAAAAGTTTAGCTACCCAAACAGTGCGCTAATCGCCTTATCAGTCGATAGCGAGCTATACAGCAAAGTGCCATCGCGGGGTTATGAAATTGAAGGCATGATTATACAAGTGCCTAGCAATTATAATGCGTTGACAAGAGTTTATGACGGCGCATGGAACGGCACATTTACAACAGCTTACTCAAACAATCCGGCTTGGGTTTTTTATGATTTAGTCGTTAACTCTCGTTACGGTTTAGGTAATTATGTTTCAGCAGATCAGATAGATAAATTTACACTGTACGAAATAGCACAATATTGTGACGAGCTTGTTGATAACGGCGAGGGCGGCACTGAGCCACGATATACTATTAATGTTTATCTACAGACGCGAGAAGAAGCTATTAAAATGCTTCAATCGTTAGCCTCTGCATTTGCAGCTATGAGCTATTGGGCGGCTGGGACGGTTACATTGACTCAAGACGCACCCAAAGAACCCTCCGCTTTATTTACACCGGCTAACGTAATAAACGGTGCCTTTAGCTATTCAGGCTCTAGCGCACGAACGAGATCAACTGTAATCGCTGTTACATGGAACGACCCAGCAGACTTGTACCGGCAGGCTGTTGAGTATATTGAGGATGAAGTGGGGATAGACCGCTTTGGTTTTATTAAAAAAGATGTTGTTGCTTTTGGCTGTACATCAAGAGGTCAAGCGCATCGATTTGGAAAGGCCATATTATTTACCGAGTCAATGGAAACCGACACAGTAACTTTTAGCACTGGCTTAGATGGCCTTTCTATATCTCCGGGAGAAGTCATACAGACGTCTGACCCTGTACGCTCAGGCGATAGAATGGGCGGAAGATTGCAAGCTGCAACAGCGTCAGCATTTACGCTTGATAGTTCGGTAACTATTGACGGGGCGTCGACATACACATTATGGGCTGTCATGCCAGATGGTACAGTCGAAAGCTCAACAGTAACAACGGGTGCAGGTGCAACGACAACCTTGACAGTTAGCCCAGCTTTTAGTGATACACCCGAATTACAATCTATCTGGGTGCTAGCATCAACGAGCGTTAATCCTGAAACATGGCGTGTAATTTCAATTAGTGAGGATGGTGTTAACGCTTCTGTTACGGCTTTAGAATATCGCGCTGATAAATATGCGGCTATTGAAAACAACATCAAGCTTGATCCAATTCCTATATCTAATTTAAGAACTATCCCTAACAAGCCATCTGATATAGAAATAGAAGAAGAGCTTTATCTAATTACTGGAACGGTAATAGGCGTTAGAATGACAGTTAGCTGGGTTGGTGATGTGGGTGCGCGTTATGAGCTAGAGTATCGGCCAACCAACGGCAACTGGATAAAATTAAATAGCTCGACTCCATCAATTGATGTTGAGCCGGTCGTTGCGGGGACGTATGAGATCAGAATAACAGCTATTAGCAGTATTGGTTTAAGGTCTCAAACAGCTTTGCTTAGTAAGATTATTTATGGCTTAACTACGCCCCCTGTAGATGTTGAGAATTTTCAGCTTCAGGCAGTATCAGATAGCGCTTTTTTAACATGGGATGAGTCAACAGATCTTGATGTTATTGTAGGCGGTAAGATAAAAATTAAGCATACAACAGACACGTCAACGCCTACTTGGTCAAGCTCTACAGAGATCAGCGGAACTATTGCAGGTAGCACAATATCAGCAACTTTACCTTTGATAGCTGGTGTGTATT